CCGAGACAGCGCCGGTCTGTTCTACCTGTACCTGACCGACGAACGCGACCTCAGGTACATCGACGTAGGTTTCCGTGTGGCTTTTGTTCTGTAATCTGTTCTCTGGTCCTCTGTTTTTAATTTTTAGGATGGTTTGGATATATGGAACTGGTAATTATTGAGAAAGCAAGCGATTGCTTTAAATATCTGCATAACGCGCTTAACTACTTCCCGAAATCGGAAAAGTTTGTTTTGGCAGCAGATATCAGAAACGAGTTCTTTGAAATGCTGTCACTCTTCCTGACTGCGAATAAATCACAGTACAAGAAGAAATATTTATATGAAGCAGATGTAAAACTCGATCTTTTGCGGTTCAAATTAAGAGCCGCAAAAGATCTGCAGCTCCTGAAATTAAAACAGTATGAAATTTTGTCCAGGCAGCTTACCGAAATTGGCAAGATGCTAGGGGGATGGATAAAAAGTGCAAGGTAGGTCTTGTCTGCAAAATCGGATACCGATCCGCGGCGGCAATTGGAACAACCAAGACAACGCCGGTCTGTTCAACCTGAACCTGAACAACGAACGCGACATCAGGAACAACAACATAGGTTTCCGTGTGGCTCTTATTTTATGCCGGAATTTCAATTTCAAGGAATTGAAAGTGAGCAATGAACAAAAGGAGATAAAGACCGTGACGATAAGTCAGCGTCAAAAATATTCTTGTTCTTCCATGCGGTTAGTAACCGATATACTGGATAATACCGCGTGGAGGACCTTTTAATGAAGACTTATAATAATTTATATGAAAGGATCTATAGTTTCGATAATCTTCACCAGGCATATTTGAAGGCAAGAAAGAATAAGCGGTATAAAAATGATGTTTTGGAGTTCACTAGCAATCTGGAAGAGAATCTTATAACAATTCAGAACGAGCTGATATATGAGGCATATACTCCATCTCGTTATAATGAATTCTTAGTCACGGATCCAAAAGAAAGGTTAATCCTGGCTCTTCCATTCCGGGATCGAGTGGTTCACCAGGCAATTTGTTCTGTTATAGAGCCGCTATTTGAGAAAACCTTCATCAAGGATTCTTATGCATGCAGGAAAAATAAAGGTACTCTGGCCGGCGTGAAAAGAATGGAATATTTTCTAAAACAAAATATTAAAGACTCAAAGGAAGTTTTCTGCCTGAAGATGGATATTCAGAAATACTTTTATTCGATTGACCATGAAACGGTTAAGAGATTTCTAAGAAGAAAAATCAGATGCAAGCGGACGCTGAAACTGCTAAATATAATTATTGATTCAACTGACAACCCGGGTATTCCGGTTGGTAACCTGACTTCGCAGTTGTTCGCTAACATTTATATGAACTACCTGGATCATTTTATAAAGGAAACATTGAGAATTAAATACTACGTGCGATATATGGACGACATGGTTATTCTATACAAAGATAAAAAGCAATTATGGAGATGGCTTTCTGAGATCAGGAACTTCATTGAAAAGGAATTGAAGTTAGTGCTTAATAAGAAGACTTCAATATTTAGCATTAAACGCGGGATTGATTTTCTGGGTTACAGGCAGTTCCCCGGTGTCAGGATACTTAGGAAAAGAGTGATGGTAAAGAATCTTAAAAAGTTTAGGAAATTTAATAAGGCCGGCGCGAGTCCGGATAAAGTAAATAAATCATTGGCAAGCTTGCAGGGATTATGCAAGCATTGTAGCTCTGGAAAGTTCATGGGAAAAATAGGAAGTATAATTTCAAATGGTTGACCTGGTAAGCGAAATAAAGAATAAAGTTTCGATAGTTGATCTTATAGATCGACTGGGTTTAGAGAAATCCGGGACCGGTAGAAGCTTATTCATAAAATCACCTTTAAGACAGGAAAAGACTGCATCATGCAAGATCTTTACGGATACAAATTCATGGTGCGATTACGGGACTGCAGATAGGAAGGGTGGAAGTGTTATCGATCTTTATATGGCATTATATAACCTGGATGCCGGCACCGCGATTAAAGAGCTGGCCGGGATGTTCAATATATCAGGAGAGAACGTTTCTCCCCGGGAATTAAATAGACCGGCTCCAGCTGCAAAGGGAACTGATTATAAGGAGGCTTTAAGTAAAGAGGAATTGGAGCTTTATAATGAACGGTTATCAATTGCGGACGAATCGATTGCATTGAAAGAAGTAAAGATGAAACGGCTGGAGATGAATAAGAAAATATTTCTTGAATTATTCTGTTATTGTACGGAGAAAGGATGGGACCCGGATGCATATGATTATTTGATCAAGATAAGAAAACTTGATCCATATTTTATTGAGCTATTCCGACTATTCTCCATAAAGGATTATAGCCAGGTTAACAATCATATGAAAAAAACGTTCAACATTAAGGACCTTCAAAGAAGCGGGCTTTTTAATACTAAAGAAAATGGTGACGGGAATTTAATTTTTTATTCTCATCGGATAATAATCCCATATATGTGGAACTGGTCAATTATCTATTTGAGAGGCAGGTATTTCTTTGAAAAGTTTAGCAAGGTACCGGAGGATAGTAAATCCGGTAAATACCTGGGATTGAAAAACGATCAGCTGAATCTTAATAGTCCAAGAAGATTTTATAATTCGGATTTCTTTTTGACCGGGATCTCCGGAGAAAAATTATACCTGGTAGAAGGGGAAATGGATGTTATTGCTCTCGAGAGCTTGCGCAGAAATGCTATAGGCATACCCGGGGTTGGAAATATGCCGGATGAAAAACAAATGGCAAAATTGTTAAAATATGATATCGTAATAATCGGTGACGATGATGAGGCGGGAAAAACATTGATAAGTAAATTAAGTAATTATTTCAGAGAGCATAAAAAACAGATAAAGCTTAAAAAACTTCCCACCAAGGATGTGAACGATTTTATCATTAAATATTCAGATTAACAGACTAATGATATATGAGTAAGAAAGCAGCTGAGGAGTTCAAAAATATACCGGAGAATCCGGACAAAGAACCGGTAAAGAAAAGCGCCATTGAATTGGAAATTGAATCTTTTAAGAAAAAATATGGTATTGAGCTTGAACCCGTTAAAAATAATAAATATAAAATAAAGAAGGTTATGGAGTTCCTGGGACAACATTATGAATTCAGATATAATTTGTTTGCAAAGAAACCTGAGTTCAGAAGATTGGAGGAAAAGAAATATGAGTTCTTTGATGAGAGAGCTCTGGATAATCTTTATAACAACATCGATATCAATGGTAATTCGATTAGCCAGGGAAGACTTCTTTCTTTAATTGGCAGCAATTTGATCTCAAGTGATTATGATCCAATCCTTGAATATATCATGATGCTCCCCAAGTGGGATGGCAAGGACCGGTTTCCTTTATTCTTAACACAAATAAGTCTGAACGACGAAAAAGCAAATCGGGATTTTTTGATCAAGGCTTTTAGAAAGTGGTTTGTTACCATGGTAGCTTCATTGGTCAATACCGACATCATCAATGAAGTTGCAATTGTATTCAGCGGCCAGGAAGGACGCGGGAAAACAAGATTCTTTATCAATCTTATTCCAAAGGATCTAAGACTTAAATATTTGTTTGTAGGTAATTTCAATCCACGGGACAAGGATCATGAAGAAATGCTGGGTACCAAGATCTTAATATTTTTAGATGAGATGGCTACTCTTAACCGGGTGGATTCTGAAATTATAAAGACAACAATGTCAAAACGCACTGTTACATTGCGGAGGGCTTACGGTCGGGGTGAAATTAATCTATTCCGCAGATCTTCCTTCGCGGGCTCAATCAATGATGATAGATTTCTTACGGACCAGGGAGCTAATAGGCGGTGGATTCCTTTTGCAATAGACAGTATCGACGTGGACAATGATTTTGACATTGGATTGCTATATGCGCAGGCCCTGGCTCTTTATAAGGATGGCTTTGATATTTACTATGACCGCGATGAGATCGATGCGCTTAAAGAGCGTAATGAGCAATTCAGACGCCGGTCTCCAGAAGAGGATCTGATCCTGCTTCATTGGTGCATTCCCACTAAGGAGGATATTGATACATGCAGCTATCTTGAATATTTGACCCCTACAGACGTTATGTATGACCTTTCTGGCCGGGATGCATACAAAAAGATGAACACGAACGATTCTGTTGCTAAAAGAATAGGTAAAACTCTGGCATCTCTGGGCTTTCCACCCGATAAGAAGCGTCTGAAGCATCATAATAATCAATGCAGGGATTGCTATATAATGAAGCCTGTTAATTCTTCTGTTGTTATTGATATAAAGAAAGGAAAGTCATCTGTAGATGAGCCAGAGGCTTTTAATATGTAGTAGATGTAGTTTCAATGTAGTATGTAAAAAACGCTTACGTACTACATTATAAGTTCTTTCAAATAAATTGTTTAGGTGTGGTGTAGTGGGTGTAGTATGTATAAAAGCCCTTAACACATTACAGAGTTATTTAATTAAAATTGATTGATTTTATATACTACATATACTACATAACTATAAGTGTTTACAGATAAAGAAATTAGCGTGTAGTATGTGACCCGAATTTATCTACTACATACATACTACATCTACTACATAAAAGTGTTAAAATAGATTAAAATCGAATAAGGTATTGAAATGAGTGTAACAATAAGTAAATCAGATATAATCAAACTCATCTCGAATGATCTGGATAGAGCAAAGGTTATGGCTATTAATAGAGCAACGAATACAACTGTTGCTCGTATGAAGGATATAATAACCAACAAATACAACATTAAGAAGAAAGATATAGTAAGTAAAGTGAACATCATTAAGGCGAATAAGAATCGGAATGAATCCAGGATCATCATCCCGCATAGACCATTGGGACTTATATACTTTTCTGCCAGGCAGACAAAGAAAGGTGTTAGTTATTCTATCCGTAAAGGAATCAGATTAACCAGGCTGCATGCATTCATATTGGAAGTAGGAAGGAATATAAATGGGGCAGCTAGCAGACAGGTGTTTGAACGTTATGGTGATAAGATCTTAAGAGTGGTATTATTAAAGAGTCATAAAACGGGTTTACAAAGAAGACAAAGGATAAGAAAGGTAACAGGTATGAGCATCAGCCAGATGTTCCTTGGCAACAGAGGCAAGACAATGCAGATAGAACTACAGAAGATCTTTACTGATGCAACGAACAAAGAACTGCTGCAAGCTTCGAAGTATCTAATAGGAAGGAGGTGACGATGCTCACTAAACAAAAAAGGTACTACCTAAGAGACAATAAGTATGGGCACGGCAGGCTCGCAAAGAACGCATTATTTTTGGGGTCAAATGTTGCGGTTTCGTTTCGTATTGTAGGTATTTGCGGTGTTGGTATGATCACAGAATTGGCATTTCAACAGAAAATTACAAGGCAAAATATGGCATTTTTTCAGTTTATTTTCATAACCGTTTTTAAAAAGCCTTGTATTTTATGAAGCCTTTGTTAGTTACAACCGGTGATCTGGCTGAATTTTTCGGATGCGATGTGCGTACGATCCAGATATGGGCTGCTGATGAAGAAATCGGGATGCCTAAAATGGAGCGGGACAAATATGATTTTATTCAGGTAATGAAATGGAAGATAAGATTTTTAGAACATAAAAATTTTGAATTACAACAAGGGGGAGAGAGACTGGCCACATTAAAGATGAGGGAACAGGAATTGAAAAACAAAAGAGCAGAAATTGAATTAAAGAAATCTCTGGGCAAAGTAATTGAGAAGAAGCCGGCACTGATCGCCTGGTCTAACCAGGTAAATGTTGTTAAAAGTCAGGTAAATTCTTTGAGATATGAGCTGATAGTTGGATTAGAATTGAATGATGTGAAGACTAAAAAGGCGAATGATTTAGTAGACGGCTGCCTGGAAATCATTGCTAACGTGGATATCGAGAAGTTTATTATTAATGAAGAGGCTCTGATTGACGCTGAAGAGCTTGACAAACCTGAGGAAGTAAAATGAACAGGAATAAGAAGTGCGAGAAATGTCTTGCCGAAATATATTTCCTGAAGACAAAGAATGGGAAATTTATTCCGGTGGACGCAAGTTCTTTGACTACCCGGGATAAGGAAGATCTTGACAACGGGATGGAAAGATTATTCCGGTATGGAGAACACATAGCTCATTTCAGCAGCTGTAGTCAACCAGAATTATTTAGAAATAAAAATAAGGAGCCAAGGTTATTATGACACCATATGAGGTTATTTTATTAATATTTTTATATGATATTATTACAATTTTTGTAACAAAATATTATGAGAAATGGAAGATAAAGATATTAGCTCTTGTAAGGAATCTTAAAAAGAAATTTCATGAGAGGAATTGGACTTTTGGTTGGATGCCAACCGGATTGGAGCACGGCGGAGATATTCAAGAGATAAGTCCAGGGACAATAGACCCACGCCCAGGTCGAATTAATTTTATAGAATGGCCATCCCCAGATAAAATTAAAAAATTAATAGAAGAATCTTTATCACCAACAAAAAAGATATTGAAACAGGCTATTGCTGATGCTTCTTTACCGGCTAAAATTTGTTTAATACAGGATTTGCATCCTACAACATTAAAAGAAGTTAAAGATCACATTCATCAGATACAGAATATACTAATTGCTGAATATGTCCGCTATACTGAGCTAAAAGATGAAATTGGATTACGATAAAAACTGATGGAGAATAATTATTCATATTATTTGGATGGGTTGGAGAGGCGGTATATGCTTTCCAATATGCTGGATATTATAAAGGCGGGGAATAGTATTCTTAAACCTCCATCAAAGGAAGGAATTATCGAATGGGCGGAAGCAAATATAAATTTTGATGAAACTTTTGCGATCCCGGGACCGTTTAGAATTAAAAATGTTCCTCATTTAAGGGAGATATTGGAGCTGTGGACATGTCCAACGGTGAGAAATAGTGCTATTATGGGGTGCGCGCAGTTCGGGAAAACGATTGCATTATGTGTTTTGTGGGCTTATTTTGTTGATAAGGACCCGTCTTCCTTGCTGATTATGCAACCAACAGACCAGGAAGTGAAGTCTTTCGCGGAACAAAAACTCGAGAGAATCATTGAAGCGTCTCCTATTCTTAAGAAAAAAGTTGCAAGGAAGAAAAGAGGAGACTCTGCAGAAAGTTCTACCAGGAAGAAAATGTATCCGGGAGGATGGACAGAGATTATTTCCGGAACATCGAGGGGCAGAGTTAGACAGAGGTCTGTTAAAAGAACTTTTGCAGATGATATCGATGCGTTGAAGTTGACAAAGGATTCTGAAGGAAGTCCTATTACAAATCTTGAAAAAAGAACCAGCTCTTTTAAGTATGATTATCTTCATATAAATATTTCCACTCCCAGAATTGAAGGCGAAAGCAATATCTATGTTAAGACAGTTGCCGGCAGCCAGGGACAGTATTATATTATATGTTCGCACTGCCAGGAGGAGATACAATTCTTAGACGATGAGATGTATATTGAAAGTGATAAGGACCTTATGGGGAATCCTATTAAATATAATTATGAAAGCGCGAAAGCAGTATGTCCCAAATGCGGAGTGATGTATAACGAGCCTGAGAGGATGCATTTATTAGAGACTACCGGTCACTGGAAGCATAAATATGAACATTTGAAATATTATTATCCATCTTGGCTTCTTCCGGAAATTATGTCTCCATTAAGTAACCTGGTAAGTGTTGCAAAACAAAAATGTGAGGCAGAATTAGCGAGCGCAAATGGTGATGATTCTGTTTTGGAATCTCACTGGAATAATTGTAAGGGACTTCCCTATCCGAAAACAAAGGGGAAAGCAACTGATGCAAAGCAGCTCCTGGACAAACGTGAAGATTATATGAACTCGGATTCTCCCGGGATCCCGAATGGGGTTATGGTTATTACTTCGATGGTGGATGTTCAACAAGGGAGTGCAAGCAAGCCAGCACGTTTATTATTCAGAGCTTACGGCTGGGGCGTGGGCGAAGAAGGATGGATTGTGGACAAGAAAATCATACCCGGGAATCCTGCAGAGCCGGCAACCTGGCAGAAGCTTGAAGATTATTTGGAAACGAAAAAGTATGTCAGGAAGGATGGACTAGAGATCCCGCTTGAAATGAGATTCTTTGACTCGGGCTATTTACCGCAACCAGTCTATGATTTTTGCGCGGGCAGATGGCGGCAAGGATATTATGCTACGAAAGGGGCGAATCAATATGGAGCGCCTCTTCTTCCGAGAAAAGGGACCATGGTAAATAACGACAAGACTATGCTAATAAGAATAGGCACTCAGGCTGCGAAGGGCGAACTTTATGCAAGGTTGAATATAGTTGCAGAGGGAAGAAATTCGGGAACGGAAAAGCTTTTTAGTAAGACCGCAGAGTTGAACGATGGAAATTTTGATAATGTACTTGAGGGAATTGCCGGGTTAAGTAACGGATCTGGGAGGGCTGCTGAAAAGGTAAAGAATATTTTAAAGGAAGGAGAGGGACGTGCTAAGTGGCTTCATTTTACGAAAGAGTTTTGCGATGTAGAATTCTATGATGAACTAACAGCTGAACACGGCGTTCAAAAGAATAGCGGAATATTTAGTTTTATGATTTATGAGAAGAAGGTTAAATCAGCATCCAATGATGAGCTTGATTTATTAGTGGGGAGTTATTGCGCTATGAAGAGTCTGAATATAAAATGGGATCTGTTAAAGGAAAACATTGACGCGCAGCTGGAGGAGATGAAGGGGGAAATTAAAGAGGATAAAAAAACAAACGAACAACAGGCGGGCCGGCAAAGAAGAACTGAGCCCAGGAGGATGGCATGAGCAATATTGAACTTTGCAAGGATGATTATTTAACAGAGAATGTAGTCCATGATATCGCAAAGATGGCATCAAAGGTGGGACTGTTAGACGATAAAAAATATCAGGTATTCAAGATCAAAGAATTATTCAAAAAAAAGAGAAAAGAAGGACTTACAATTGAAAAGGCGGAGGTGGAAATTGGGAAGGAATATGGGTTAGAACCGGGCACAATTCATGATTATATATATAAAAAGCATAAATAGTGGTGATTTCCCCACTAGTCTATGCGAAATATGTTCAAAAACACATCAAATAATTTTTTTTTACCACTAAACTTTTAATAAGGAATGATTCAGATTGCGGACTGAATTTAACAACCTTTTAAAAGTTATAGTTTTTGGAATTAAATTTTCTGACATATAAACTTTTCGCCGGCGCAAGCTGGAACTTCACAGAATCATTATCAGATTATCCTGCCTCAGATTATACTCTTAAAATTCTTCTCAAAAAAAGCACCGGTCCCGCAATCATCCTTGAAGGTACTACCAATGGGGAAAGTTTTGTATTTATCAAAACGAAGGCATGGACTTCTACAATTACAAACGGGGATTATGATTACCAGGTAGTGGCGGAAAATAAAACCGATGTGAATGACCTTAAAGTATTACACGAGGGGACTGTTCATATTTATCCGCTGCTTACTTCAGGAGTGGATCAAAGAAGCTGGTGGGTAAAGAGACTTGATGATCTGAAAACTACTTACGAAGATCTTTCACAAACAAGCGCCGCTGAAGTAGATCCCGGGGCGAAGAGGATCATCTATAAAAAAATGTCTGAAGTTCTGGAACAAATAAAAATTGCCGAAAACGAAATCAGGAATGAGTCAGGGAATGGCGGCTCAACAATTCATCACATAAGATTTATTTAATTACGGAGTAATATCATGAAAACCACAGGGTTACTTTTCGCGTTTCTTTTAGTGCTTGTTTCTTTAATGACTTTCCCAGCCGATGCGCAAACCACAACTGTAAAGCAAACGAAGCTGGGAGCCGGGGGAGGACTGCTTTTATACCAGGGGACGGATATAGACAGTACCGCTACTGTAAGCTCGGATTGGTTTACGATGGCTGATTATGATGATCAATCGTTTGTTACTTATCCGCCGACAATAGCGATTCTGCAAACAAGTACCACTGCCAAGCCGCACGTAACTACGACAATAGAGGCATCGTTTAATGCTGAAGATGTAGCTTTAATTTTAGATACACTTGAGACAGTTGCCGACAGCGCGGAGACTTTGCAGATTACAACGTTAACAACATTCAGTTCATATAAATTTCCATACTACAGAATAAAATCAGTTGGTGAAGCGGGAAACCGGGCAGATGTATATAAGGAAGTCTGGATTTATATCGCAAAGAAAGATTAATAAACCCACCCGATGAACTGACTCCCGGTCGGGAACCTTTTTCTAAACTCTCCATTAGTTAAAGGGAATCCGGCCGGGGATTTTTAAGGCAACGGGATATCTAAAAAATGAAAACTAAAATAATTTTACTCACATACTTTATTCTCAAACTTCTCATCATCGGCGGAAGCATTTCTTTAATCGATTGTTCTCCGAAACAATATGACTTTACGAGAATAAACCAGATTGATTCACTATGTGACCATTTCATTGATACAATGATTGTATATCAGACAAGGACAGATTCATTAGGCCAGGTCAGATATAGCGACTGTCAATTCTTTATGACAGGCCTTAGGGAGAACAGACACTTTTTATTAACACATCCTGAACTTTTAGAAATCAGGGATAATAAGTATAAAAACTAATGGGAATATTGGATTCCATATCGCAGGCATATGATCGTTTCAGGCTTAATTATGCTGTGCGGACGCAGTTAAATCTTGGAAAGAAGTTTGCGGCACGCGCTTATGAAGCGGGCAGAATAACCAGGTTTACTGAAGACTGGATAACGGAAAGCAATGACATAAATCGCGAGATAAGGAATTCGAAGAACAGGATTGATAGCAGAGTATATGACTTATCGAAAAATAATCCTTATGTACGCGGGTATTTGATTGAATCTAAATCTAATATTATCGGCCACGAAGGATTCAAGCTGCAGGTGTTAAGCAAGTTCCCATCCGGAGAGTATGACGATTTCGCAAATAACCTAATAGAAGAAAAATTTGCATTATGGTGCAGGAAGGAATACTGCACTATGAGTAAGCGGTACAGCATGTTACGCGTGCAATGGCTGATTGAAAACATGTTATGCCTGAACGGGGAATTCCTGGTAAGAAAAATTACAAACCTTAAAACGAAAGATAATCCTTATGGATTTTCGCTAGAGTTATTGGACCCATACGATATCGATTATTTGTACTCAGGAGAATACGGAGACAATATAATATTAAACGGTGTGGAAATAAATAACTGGAGAGAAGTAAAGGCTATCTGGATGCGGACCGGGAAAATAAAGGAAGAACTTTACGGAGTGCCGGGATATTCGGGGCAGAGAATAAGAATTGACATGTCTGAACTTATCTATGACTTTGATCCGGACCATCCGAAACAGACCAGAGGGATGACACCGCTAAGCAGTGTAATCTTATCATTAAAGGGCGTGACAAGATGGGAAGATTACTCACTTGTTAACGCACAGTTCAGCGCCGGGAAAATGGGTTTTATTCAGAGAACAAAACTTGACGCTGCCGGATCATTTTCAGGAGGAGGAGCGGGGAAGGGGAAAAGCGAAGAATTCAAGCCGGCTCCGGGTAAATACATGGACATAACCGCAGGATCCATCGAAGAGCTGCCATACGGTTATGAGTTTGCACAGTTCGATCCAAAGTTTCCACATGAACAACATCAACCTTTCTTAAAAGCGATGCTTAGAAAGATTTCCACCGGTTTAGGATTAAGCTATAACTCATTTGCCAATGACCTGGAGGGAGTGAACTATTCTTCAATGAGATCCGGATTGCAGAACGAGAGAAGCGGGTGGATGATGACTCAGAGTTTATTCCGGGAAGCTTTTCTTTTACCTGTTTATGAGGCCTGGCTTAAGAGCGCATTGAACTGCGGAGCTCTTTCACCTTTGTATCCATCGAATTATGAAAAGTATTTGAGCCATTACTTCCAGGGGCGCAGATGGTCATGGGTTAGTCCGAAAGAAGATGTTGAGAGCGCCGCGAAGAGCGAGCAGATGGGGTACTCATCCAAAGTTGATATTGTTAACGAAAAGGGCGGAAGCGTAGAGGATATATTCAGAGACAGGCAGTATGTTAAAAAGCTTGCGCTGAAATATGGCTGTCCTGAGTTAACAGATTTTCTTGATATAAAGGTTGCTGTTTCGGAACAATCGAATAATGCTGATCCCGGAGCCGAAGATGCAAATAAAACCAATACCGCGACTAAAGAAAAATTAAAATTAGCGAGTTGAAAAAATGAAATTAAAACTTGAAGAGATCCGTAAAAAATTGGGCCAGAGAGGAGAGCAAACTTTTCAACTTTCAAGGGATATGCAGGTTGATGAAACCACTATTGATAAAGAAGGCTGCACGGCTGAGTTTTCTGTTTCATCTGAATACCCGGTTATGAGATGGTTTGGAAACGAAATACTTGACCATCAATCTACATCTATTCGATGGGGAAGATTAACGGACGGAGCGGCGCACAGGGACGGGCATAAAGGCGATCAGATAGGCATTGTTGATAAAGCATGGATTGATTCAGCTGAGAAAAAACTGAGAGTAAAAGTACGGTTTAGTAAAAACACGGACCGTGCTGTTCAGATCTTCAAAGATATTGTTGACGGGATAAGAAAGAACGTATCGATATCATATGATATCTACGACCTGGTACTGGAAAGCGAAACTGAAAATGTGGATACATACAGAATAACAGACTGGGAGCCGATTCATACCTGTCATACACCGGACGGAGCGGACCCGACAGTAGGCAACGGGAGATCCAAGGAGGGGGAAGCTATTGCTCCCACTACTATTTCTTTAACTGTCCTGAACGGAAATTATGAGGAAGCGATAAGGGAATTTAACAGAGGAAGTGAAACCAAAATTACGGTTAGCCATAAACAGGCCAGCAGGGAAACAACACCTAAAGAAATAGCCCTTGCAGTTTCCAAGAGATGGAGATTTGAGAATTTTAATTAATGAGCATAAAAAAAGTCAATTAAACAATTGTAATCAAACATAATCGGAGTACAAAAAACATGACACCGGAAGAAATAGCCGCTGCAGAGAAAGAAGCCGAAAAGCTTTTAAGGGAAAAATGGGATAAGGAACTGAAGGAAAAAACAGAAGCCGAAAAAAAGAGAGCTATCGACAATGCCGCTAGCATTCTTCAATTGGCTGGTGATTTTCAACGTAATCTGCCTGGCATTGATGTATTGGCAGAGGGGCAGAAATATATCCGTGAAGATAAAAACTTCAAGGAGTTCTATGATTTCTGTTCAGGGAAAATGCATGATCCTGAAGCAACCAGGACTGCTGACGCGCACGGCGGTGCGGACGAAAAGGACATGAAGGATTATAGACTTGCAAGAGCTATACTTTCAATGAGTGACCGTTCAGCATTCGCAAAGCTGGGTATTGAAAGAGAAATGCATGAGCATATTCAAAAACTGATCGGAAGGGATATCGGGAATGGGCTTTTAGTTCCAACATCCGCTTTCGGTTTCGGGACCAAGAGAGCCCAGGTAGCAGGGACTCCGGGACTTGGAGGTTTGACCATATTCGAAACTCCTGTTCCACAGACCTTTGTTGAATATCTGCATAACCAGCTCGCATTTGTTAACGCCGGCGTTACTGTTCTTGATAATCTTAGCGGAACAATTCCGTTAGTAAGAGAAGCAAACCAGCATACATTTTCTTTCAAGCTTGAAACAGTAGCTCCTGATTCATCTGATGTTACATTCACCAAAGAAACTTATGATCCTAAATTAGGCGGATCATTAACATCCATCTCCAGACAGATGTTATTGCAGTCTCCTAATGTTTCAGAGGCATGGGCAAGAAGGAAACTACTTGGTGCAGTAATGAGAGGAATGGACAGAACGATTGCATACGGTGCCGGCGGAGTTGAGCCGGTTGGATTCGTAAACATGACAGGTCCGCACGGAATACTAGGCGGAGGATTCAACCGTGACAGTGCTATCGACATGCGCCAGGCGATCAAAGCCGCAAATGCAGAGATCGGATCTTTCAATTTTGTTGCTAACCCGGTTACCGTTGGAACATTGCAGAAAAAACAGATAGCAGCAAACTATCCTTCGTTCTTATGCGATGACAATAACGTAATGGTTGGAAGACCAGTAAAAGAAAGCAACCAGGTAGACGAAGGCGATCTGTTCTACGGCGGCTGGTCGAACCTTGTCCTGTTGTTATGGGGTTATATACTTGTAGAAGCTAATCCATGGGGATCAGGCTGGGCTGCAGGCGATATCCAGGTGAAAGCGAACATAGCCATGAACGTAATGGCTGAACATCCTGAAGCAATCTCAATTGCGGAAGGTGTTAATTAATTTATTCTGATTGCGGTTTCCCTTCCGGGGGACCGCATGTCATTTTATTGGTGTAAACGAAAATATTCAAAAATAAATTTAGTAGAGGCTTAAAGTGGCTAAATATGATCCTGAAAAAGTTGAATTCGTAAAGCTTTCAAGAGCAACCCGCGTAAAAGTGGAAGGCGCAAAGGCTGTAAAACTTTACGACAAAGGCGCGGTTGTTAAAGTTTCCGGTAATGATAAATCGCAACTTCTTGCAAGCGGCGGTACCATTGTAATCGGGAAAGACGCGAAAGAATCTGATCCGGCTGTTCCCGGGACTCCACAGACTTAAGTAGTATTAAAGGGGGCAGGGCTTAAGTTTCTGTCCCCACTACTTTTATTTTCAAATTTATTAAACCTGATTTAAGAAATGTCATTATACGAACGAGCATATATTTCAATGATGAGAGACAAGAACACCGGGAAAGACGGCGTTCTTGAGAGCTTAGAAACGGGAGCTCCGGCTGTTATAGTCAGGGGTTTGTTTTATTCGGCGGACGAGACTTCAAGAATGAATCAGGTATCTATTTCTGTAAGCAAGCCGGAATTTCATTGTTTAGGATCTGAAGTTGAAGGCGTGGAGAAAGGCAGAAAGATTACAATAGGCGCGACAGTTTTTTATATAAAAGAAATTCGTCCTCCTGATGAAACGGGATTATCCATTTTACTATTAACGACGGACAACTAAGATGCCAGAACAAAATAAACCATCTTTGCCTGATTGCGCAATGACTTGTTCCCTTGAGGATAAGATTGACAAAATTACAGCAACACTCGAATCAGTTAAAGAAGAACTGGAAAACGTTCCCATAATTGATGGCGGAGATAATAATATCATATTCAAGAGAAAGGAATTTGATCAACTTATTTACAACAAACTGAGTCCATCGTTTGCGTTTAGCAAGGTTTTTAAAGTCGCGCTAGGTTTTATCGGATTTGTCTATTTCGTTATAAGCATTATTGGGACTCTTAAAATTTTATCAAAGTAGGTAGAAAGTGGATTGGAATAGATTATTTATAACAGTTATTCAACTTGCGATATTTTCAGTATTTATTACTTCAATAATTGAAGTTGTAAAAGGGATATCCGCGATTGGATTATTGGGACTAGTAAAGGGCTTATGGGGTGCATTGGTAAACAATAAAGATTTAAAGAGCGAATCATTTCCGGTATTGAGTTTTGCGATTGCACTTTTCTGCTGCTGGGCTTTCGATGTTGGAATAATGAAATTGATTATTATGTCAATAAGCGGAAACCTTCTGCATCAACCATGGGCTGGTTGTATCGATTATTTCGGTACGGCATCTGTTACTTACCTGGGGAGTGACCAACTCTTTAAGCGGTTCCTGAATGTGGAGAGACAAGCTACCACTGTCTTAACAGAGATAAAACAAACTTCTTCATCGATAACCGAGGCATCAAAATGATTTTTACCAGAGAACAGGTGTTTGACGCGTGTGAAAGAGTTGCCCCTTCTTTTAATTTCGAAGTTGAGTTGGTACAGGCTTTATGTCTTCAGGAAGGAGGAAGAAAAAAGGACGGCTGTTTTGCTCCTGACAGAGCGCGACTGGAAAACGGATTTTATTCAAGATATACCGAAAAACAGAATCTACCAACGACTACGGAGATCCTGTTAGCGGCTTCTTACGGCGTTACACAGATGATGGGGGAATCATTAAGGCTGGCAGGATATTTTGAGGATTATTTTAATTGCCAGACCCAGGCGGTTCAACAATTATTAGGAAGCCCACTTTCTCAAATAGCAGTTGTGAAAGCTATTGACGATTACTGTGAGAACTTAATGGATCAGATTACATACGGCTGCAAGTGGTTATCGAAGAAAAGAGAGATGGCAGGACCTAACATTGTGAAGATGCTGGGTTTTTGGAACGGGGATTTATCAGGCAAGTATGCAGATGAGGTACTTGGTAAATACCATTCGATTAAAGGAAAATAAAATGAACTTAAAAACATTAGCGATTGTTTTTGTTATTGGTATAGTAATCGGGGGAGGCGCAGGGATGTTCAGCTATTCGCATTTCCATAAATGCCCGGAAGTAAAAACAGGCACAAATACCATAACAAAAATTATCCGGGATACATTGATAGTTTATAAAGAACTTGCAGGGGGCATACCTGCAAAGACTGGACAGATCCACACCAACCAAACAGAACCTTCCCGGATTCCATGTGCCGGGAAGGACTCTGTTGTTAAACCGACCGATGACCTGGCAATTGAAACATACAAATATGCCGATACTACTCTTACCAATGGCACGGGCGTTCATGTGGAGTATTGGTTCCGGGAAGATATGTTTAAATATAAATTCAAATATCCGGAGCGAACAATCGCGGTAACTACGGATACCAGGGCAGAGACTAATAATACCCGGATTATTAAGGAAGTGCCCGTGTGGGAACTGGGGATCGGCGGGAGCTGCAGAATGTTTGATTCTAAACTGAATTATTCCCTGTTCCCGGTTCTTGAATATAACACAAAGCTTTTATTCCTTTATCTGACTCTTGAAGGGAAGGGAGATATTACTTTAAGAGACGGGAAGGCATCACTGGACCCATCGCTGGAAGCTAAACTTAAAATTGGATTATAATAATGGCTGACGAAGTAACATTCAGAGTGAACAGCAATATAGACACGAATTTAACTGTCCGCACAAACATATTACTTGATTTGCTGGACATGCTGAAAGATATCAAAACAGCTAATAGTTATAAGACTAACCCGGTGAAAAATATTCTTTTTCAACTGGAAGAGCTGAATGATAAAGAGCTACCAGCTAACATAATTTATGATCACGCAAGCATACCGACAAGCAGGAATAACAACTGGCTGCACAAACTTATTATAACTTTTGCGCATGTAACCGCGGACGGGAAGAATACGAGCACGACTTTGAATATCGGCGTGCAGGATGTGCTTACCGCAATTGGAAAATTTCACGACAGTTTTTGCGAAAAATATTCCGTGAGTGAAATTAAACCATCGGGCGATGAATGGGCGAAGGGAGCGGAAAGCAACGACAAGACGCGCGGAGAGATGGACGCTATTTTCGAGATTACATATACAACGCCGGTATGGAAATTTTAACTGAGAATTTATTTAATAATATTTTATAGGAGACAGAACAATGTCATTCAAATCGCCAGGAATAAAAGAAGTTTACCTTGCGCCGGGTTCAGCAGCTTTCCCATCGGATGGCGCGGGTGCAATTGGCTTAGGATACAAAGATACCAGCACATTTAAGACAGGACCATTCGGGGAAATAAAGTCCAAGAGCGGGAGAGTTTACTCTTCCAGAACAAATTTCAGGGCTGAAGTAAAAACCGAGCAAATGGGATATGATCTGCTAAAGTTCATAATAGGAGCGTGCAAGGCATCTGATGTATCAGCAAAAATTATTACTTCAGGAGTTGCCAAGGTAACCGACTTTACCGCAACGGGCGGAATATTCACGTTTGAGAATACAAAATCATTGGGAATAGATTTTGATCTGACACTTTCACCAAAGGAAAGAATTTTAACAATCGGACTTGAAAATTCTTACAAAGCTTCTGACGCGACCACATTGATAACAGCTTCTAAAACAAATACGCTTAAAGGGACGTTAAAAATTCCGGCCCTGGATGCCGAAAATATAGTTAAGGGTTATATCTCCCCAGTGTTTGGAAACATCACGATAGCCGATGACAGACTAAGCGACTGGAAGATGAATCTTAAGAGCAGACAGACAAAGAATGCCATCAACAAAGCAATTGTATCAAAAATTGATGTTGATTTTATGGCTGTAATGGACGGAATAGATCCTGACGAGCTTAACGATTTCTTATTAAACGAATTCTGTCCTGACTTAACCATGGTGATTGGAGTAGAAACTCCTTATGACATCATCCTGAAAGAAGGCGGGCTTACTCAGATGGGAGAAGCAGAAATTGATGATGAAAAAAGAACCGGTACTGTTCACTTCACGGGCTCTTATGATATCGATTTTGTTGATACCAGTACAGGCAATAACATAACCCTGGAAGCTCAGTTATAATTGTTCGCTGCCTTATTCCCTGTGCCGGAATGATCCTGCCGGCACGGGGGGTTATAATTCTTTGAAAAAATGATATCGCGGCGTGGAGGAATTGGTACCTCGCTGGGCCCATAACCCGGAGTTTGTTAGTTCGAGTCTGACCGCCGCTACAAGTAAAAATAATTTTAATGGGAAAAACATCATGAAAACCGTCTTCAATATTTCCAGAGTCAAACTTTTTTATTTTACAATTTTCTCCCTGATTGTATTATCAGGGATTAAAGAAACATATCCGCAAACCAGCACCGGATGGATGACAGTAGGGTTTGGGAAGACAAAGACCGACAGCGTGAAAGCCGGCGATACAACGCGGGTATATAATTTTGCTCTGAGCTATAAGAACATAAGTTTCACGGTTAAAGACACCGGGGCATTTGTTACCGACAGTCTGAAATTCTATGCAGGTTATATCGGATATAACAGTCAGAACATTGCGGTGGATACGACCTGGGAAACGGAACCTCTTGTAATAGAGAAATCAGGAGATATTGATTCAACGTCTTACGAAAAGTTTTATAAGATAACCTGGGGAGCGGGGAAGAATACGAATTATCAGATATTAAGAAAAAACTTACAACTGCTTAAAGTGGTGTTGGCTAATGAAGTATATAAAGCCGGGAGACTTGTCAAATATTTAATAACAACCCTGAACGAATAACCATGATTAGCTTTAAAGGTTTAGGTGTTTCTGATCTAATGGTAATTGCAAGATTTTTCCGGATGATTAAAAATTACCGGAAGATGAAGGAATTTATAAATAACAATTGAATAATGAGGCTGTTGTGGAAGAAACAAAAAACAAATACGAGATAAGATATCTCGAAGGGAAGAAAAGAATAAAGAAGGAATTATTTCTGGAAGATCTGCTTCAGGGGGAAATGGAAGCGGTAAATATTCTTATAGCTGATCTGGGAGTGGTGGACACGGGGGACTTCGCAAAAAATATTTTAAGCATGAATTTATCCATCGGGAAGAAAAAGTTTTATCCAAAACTTATGGCGCTAATACTGCAGGATGAGGAAGGGAATAAATTCAATGAGGAATTCTATTCTAATTGCGTGGCGAAGGATCTGGAGAAGCCGGCGCGGGATTTTTTCGATGGAGAGGGGAGTTCGATGATTTCTGGATTGGCCGGAACGCTGCTCTCTCCTCTGCTGAAGTTATTGCAAGCGAACAATTAAAAAAGCTTGATAAATATGAGAGTGAGATTTTTGAGACCGACAAGGATGTTTTAGGGAAGATCGATTTTGTTGTTTACAGACTGAGTGACGGAGATCCTACAAGGATGAAACTGATAAGAGAAATGAAAGCATGGGATGTTGCCAGTTATGATTATCAGAAGCGAGTTGAGAACTTAAATAAAACGAGAGATTTAATTGCTTACAAGAAACACCTGGACGAATTAAAGTAATGGATGAGATACTCATAAAATTATCGATTGACGGGACCACGGGAAATGTTTCCCTGGAGGCAACTGACAAGAACCTTCAGAAGATTGTGGACACCGTTAAGAAGGCTGACCAGGCAACGAGGTCAATGTCTGATAATTTTATTGGTTCATTCCAGAACATGAGGAATTTGGGGCAGGGAGCGCAGCAGGCATGGGGAATGCTGGAGGGGGTGTTCGGGACCGGGATTAAGAAGGCTCTTGAATACCAGTTATCACTTGCCACTTTGAATGGTGTTATAAGATCCGGCGGGAAGGACAGCCAGATAAGCGCGGAACAGATGGCGATGACGGCGGAAAGATTTGAAAAAAGCTCCATGTTCGATCGGGACCAAATATTGCAGGTTCAAAGATATTTTCTGACATTCAAGAATATTGGTGCCAGTTCGATTGATGAAGCCACGCAAGCAGCCATGGGCTTGACGCAGGTGCTAGGTTTGGATTTAAGAGGCGCAACCATTGCACTGGCAAAGGCGCTTGACCAGGGAGCGGAGGGGATGAGGGCTCTGAATAAGCTGGGGCTTAAGATGAGCGCCGACGAAATGGAACATATTAAAACCCTGGAGGAGGAGGGGAAAGCTTATGAGATGCGGTCTTACGTTTTATCCATCCTGGCAAGTAAATATAAAGATGTAAACGAAGAGATCCAGAAGACTGATGCTTTCAAGGTAAAGCAGGCAAAGGATGCCCTGCAGGATGCCCAGAGGCAGGCAGGGGAAATGCAATTGTTAGCAGTCCAGCCATTAGTGACCGGGTTAAGCAATATGTTTAACGCATTCGATAAGCTGCCGGCTCCGATTAAAAATGGGATTATGCTGACCACAGAGCTTACCATGGCATACGGAATATTAAACGCCACGGGGATTGGAGCGACTATAAAGAACCTGCTTATGTATGATTTTGGTTTGCGGGCAAATAAAGTGGCGAAGCTTGAAAACATAATTATGACGAAAGAAATGACCGTTGCTGAGCAGGCGCAGACACTTGCGGCTTATGAGGCGGCGGTTGCGACAAAGGGCTTCTGGGCTAGTATGGGGCCGATAGGATGGGCTGTAATTGGAATTACCGCACTCGCTACCGTTTGGGGATTATTAAACGATACCGTTGCTAATAGCGATAAGGGGTGGAGCGAGGAGGAAAAGGAGTTAAGGAAGCAGCAGAAAGAATATAAATCTTTATCTGCTATTATAAAAGACTCGACAAAAAGTGTTCAGGAGCGGGGTGATGCCACTAAAAAATTATCCGATAATTTCCCGGAATATATAGGACAGAGCAAACTTGAGAACCTGACTGAAGCAGAGAAAAATAAAATTCTTGAACACGGGAACGAGCTTTTTGAAGAACGTATTAAAATGCGTTCAAGGGAAAAACTGATGCAGGAAGCTTCAGACGAATTGGTGAAAGCGGAACATGACAGGGACCAGAAGAAAAAAGAAAAGGAAGAGGCAGATAAAAATAATACAGGGAGAAAAGAAGAAACAATTCTTTCAGGGTATGCAGCAGATATAAAAATGACACCGGGCGGAGTGCCATCCGCGAGCAGCCTGGCAAATAATGCACTAACTGATGCGCAGAAAAAAGTTGATGAGGCACAAAAGAAATTTGACAGTTATAAGATTAATGAGAACGTGAATGCCGAAAAACCGGAAGTGACTGCGGAGAATTTAATAAAGAGAGTTACAGATGGGCTGACAAATGACGCGGTTGACAAGATAGTAAAAGAGCTGGGAGAGATAAACGGGAAACTAGTAAGAGGAAGCGATTTAAGCAAGAGGGTTCAGGCAAGGATTGACGAGCTGAGCAAGACGCGGTATGGGAAAACGGGCGGAACAGGGCTGGAGTATCTGAAGGAAGATACAAAAATGGATCTGGACGCGCTGAACCAGGTGAAAGATATGTATTCTTTAATCGATACGAAATGGGCGGCGATTGATCAGATGGTGGTGAGGAACGGCAAGGGAGTGATTGACGATTTCAAAACAAAGTCGCAGCAACAGAAGGGACGCTTCAAAGTCAGAGAGGAACTTGAAAAGAGTATCGATACTCTGATGAAGGACAAAGTAAAAGAGGCGGAAGTAAAGACTGAAGCAGCCGGCGGGGATAAAATTGAGATACAGGAAGCGAAGCTGAAAGCGATGCTTCAGATTATGGCGGAGGTTGAGAAACAAAGCGCGGAATGGGATAAGGATCCAAAGAAGAAGGAGTTTCCTGTTATTTCTAATCAGAAGAAGAATGAATGGAAACTTGATGTTCAGAAGCAGCAGAATGAGGAAGATAAGTTAAGGTTCGATGCAGGTCAGAGGGAACTGAATTATGATGAGGAAATGATTTCCAAAAGAATGGAGATTGAGAATGCCGGGGAAATGGAAAGATTATTATTAAAGGAATCTTATTTAGAAAAGGAAATCGATTTAGCAGTTGAGTTTGGACAGGCGGAAAAGGTGGAGGAGCTGAGGCACCAGCTTGAAATGAATGACGTTGATAAAGAGAACACGGCTAAGAGGATGATACAGAGATCCCGTGACGCTAAATATGATATCGAAATAAGCAAGGCAAACAGAGGTCATGACGACTACAATGCTGAACGATTAGATGAAGAAAAAAAATATAAAGATGACCATGACAAGATAGAAGAGGATGTATTATTAACCAGAAAGCAGAAAGATGACATTGAAACGGAAATGCTGCAAGCGCACCAGGAAAAACTTTTTGAAATAAAAAGAAAATATTATGATGTCTGGCTGGGTCAACTTGCGGGTTTAAGTCAGCGCGAAATTGAATCGATGCAGAAAGTGCTTGGACAATTTGAAGCGGGCGCTAATTCACTTATGAGTATGCAGCAGGCAAAGGGGCAAGCTGAAGCGGATAGCTACAGGAAAACAGAGACCGATAAACTGGACATTCAGAAGAAAGCAGCTCTTGCCGGCGCACGGACGGACCAGCAGAAACAAAAGATAGAAGATGACTTTGCCAAGAAAAAAGATAAGATAGACGAGGAAGCAAATAAAAAGGGGCAGGAAAGGATTAAACTGGCTTTTGCGTTACAGAAAGCGGCGGGCATAGCAAGTGCCATGGTAAATACTTATACAGCGGCTGCGGCGGCTCTGGCACCGCCACCGATGGGTGCAGGTCCTTTAATGGGACCAATATTAGCGGCGATGACTATAGCGGCGGGACTTGCTAATGTGGCGGCGATATCAGCTCAGGAGGCTCCAAAGTTCGCGGTAGGAGGTTTGCCAGGCGTGATACTAGGCATGATGTTCAGACCGAAAGGGCTTATTGAAGGCCCCGGATCGGGAACAAGTGACAGTATTTTTGCAAGGATTTCAAACAGGGAATTTATTGTGAACGCAGCAGCTACTGAAAGGCACAGGAATTTATTAGAAATTATAAATGCAAATAAGTTTTCAGGCGGTGGATATGCCGGCGGGTATTCATATTCAAATTCAGTGAATAACATTTTAAGAAATGACAATGCTGAGCTGACAAGAGAATTGCAGGGGTTAAGAACTGACATGAATACTATTATGAGCAGGGTATCATCTTTGCCAGTTGCGATTGGTGATGATGAATGCCGGCGGATAACTTCTAAAGGAATTGGCAGAATGAAGCGGAGTAAACAATAATGCTTATAGAAAAAAATATTGAGATTGTAAGATTTAACAAGGGCTCGATTACCTTTGTTAAAACTGTTGATGAAGATCCTACAGCGAACAAATTTACTTTCGTGGTGAAGCCGGACAAGGGGTTAACATCTTCGAGAGTAATAGAAAAGAAAAACACTGCTGCAGGCGGAGGCGATGATGAGCTGCTTGTAACATACAGCGACGGGACTTTGACTATTAAGATGTTCTATCTTAAAGAGGATACTGAGGGGCTAACAGCGAGCAACTATTATTATGATATTTTAGAGGAAATCCCCGATGATCTGAACTCAGGGACTACGCATTTTATGGGGACCTGTACAATAATTCCGACAGTGCAGAGCCCTTATGACGGAACTGATCTACCTGAGGACGCGGTTAGATATGTAATAGTTCCTTTAAGAAGAGTGCCGCCGCCTTCGCATTATAACAGTTCAGGCACTGAAGGTATGGAGGCGTGGGACGACGATTATTTTTATAAGGCGGTGGGTGATTGTTTATGGGGAAGAATGCCGTTATCAAAAAACTTTTAGGAGAATAAAGATGGCTATTTCGAAAAGGCAGAAGAAACTTAATGAAATTGATGACGCGGAGAAAAAAGCAAAGCAACTCCGGGAGGAATTTAATTTGCTTGTTAAGCAGCAGGAAACTGAAAGAGACATAGTACAGGCGCAGATCGATAAATTATTAGAAGGGAAAAATCTTTACTGCGGAGCAATTTTAACTGAAGAAGATATTCTGAATGCGGTAAAACTGAAATTTGGCACGAAAGAATCAATACATATTCCATATCGTCTTTATATTATAGAAAAACCAGAAGAAGAAAAGAACGATTAAAATTTATTAAATGGAGTTTCAAAATGGCTACACAATATGAGTTATTATTACTGCAGAACATTGCCGGTTCAGGCGAAGATTTTGCGGAGAAAAGAGTTGTTTTAGGTAAAGGAGCTTTGCTATCAGGCGGAGCTGATCATTTCCCGGCAGTGCTTGCAGCGGGACCAGACGGCGGTTATCATCTGGAACCTGACAGCAATGAAGCATCAGGGATGAAATGGGTTGCCAATGCCGGGGCTCATACACAGGGTACTGATACGGGTACGACTAATAATACTTTTGCGGTGGACAGCGATTCTGTTCTGGGCAAAATTATTTTTGATGTTGCATTAGGCGCTGCAAATAAGTCAATGACTATAACTAACGAAGTATTGACGGAAGACGTTGTAATAACATACCCCGCTGAAACCGGGACACTTGCTACAAAGGCTTATGCAGATGGACTGTTTGCGGCCAATGATGCGCTTCTCTTTAAGGGGACGGTTGGCTCCGGCGGAACGCTTGAGATCGCGGCTTTCAATTCATTAGCGGCATATAATGCGGGCTGGACATACCGGGTTATAACAGCCGGAACGATTAAAGGGAAAGCTTGCAGAGTTGGTGACATGATAGTTGCAACCGTAGACAGATCTGGAAGCGGCAATGTTGACGGAGACTGGACTAATGAGCCTACTAATAATGACGGCATGGTAATAGGACCCACATCTGCTACAGATGGAGTTATGGCTTTATTTGACAGCACTTCAGGAAAGTTATTGAAGGCGGGAGCGGCTCCTCATGTGGCAGCTACTGTAACGACAACAAACGGGTTAAGTATTTCAGGACAGGAAATATCTTTGCAGCTTGCGGACGCAAGTCATCATGGAGCGTTATCTGATACGGATTGGAGTACGTTCAATGGGAAACTCGATGGATTAGTGTCAGCTCCAGCAACATCGACCTCGGCGGGTGTAGCGGGCCATATGGCATTCGATTCCAACTATGGCTACAAAGTGACGGCGACAAACACCTGGAGACGCTGGCCAATGGCTTCATGGGCATAAAAGGATAATATGGCATTAAACGATCTATACATATTAAAAAAGAATGTTGACGGCGTATGGGTAGAAGAAATTTTACCTAACGGATTGATCCCTTCAAATTATGGTGGAACCGGAAACGGTTTCACCAAGTTTACGGGCCCTGCATCGTCTGAAAAGACTTTTACACTTCCTAACGCTGATGCGACATTAGCTGAATCGGGGAAATATGCAGGGATAAATGCACAGACAGGTACTACCTATACTTTAGTATTAACCGATGTGGGAAAACTAATTACTCTTTCTAACGGTTCTTCAATTGCGGTTACAATCCCGTTAAATTCATCTGTAGCATTTCCAGTGGGAACGCAAATTGATTGCGTGCAAATTGGAGCGGGGAAAGTAACATTCTCTGGTTCAGGAGTGACAATAAACAGTAAGGGTAGCAACAAATCAATCAACGGTCAATACGTTGGTTGTTCATTAATAAAAACCGCTACCGATACGTGGTTAATTCTTGGAGATCTCATTGCTTAGATCCGGAATAGTACAATATAGTTCAGGGGTTGCAAAAACATTAGCGATTACTTCGCCTGCCGGAAATGATTTGTTAAATAGTGATACACAAGGCTTACATGTTGCTTGGACTTATTCGGGCATAACAAATATAAAAATAGAACTTTCCACAGATAACGGTAGTACGTGGACTACGCTGGATGATGCAGTAAATGTATCTGATGGCTATAATGACTACCCCATATCAAGTGTGGTTTCAGTTCAATGTTTAATTAAACTTACCGAAGTGGGTGGGACGACTACAGCAACAAGTAACCCCTTCATAATCGTAACATCAGCACAGTATGTCTATAGGGCGCAATTGTCAGGTAATACACCGACTGAAACGATTTATGTTAATACTTTTGGCTGGACAGCAAATACTTGGTTTGTCAATGCTTGGGATGGAGAAAGTGGGGAATTAGCTTATGTCTATGATTATGGTGGTAATAGCAGGGCTAATGAAGAACCATATCCAGATTTTTCAACTTGTCTTTTAGCAAGTAGTGGTAGTGCATTAACTACACCTATGAGCGGGTATGCAAGCGGTTGTGATGCCATAGGAATCTCCGGTTATAACGGTTCGACAATAATAGTAACAATTATTTCAAACGTAGCAATGGCGGATTTATGATAATTATTTATTTAATCCTAATCTTATTGGCTCCTTTTGTGTTTGCTTTAACGCAGAGGGATTTATACAGAAAT